GTCTGTAAGCATATCGGTTTCTACATTATGCATCGCAAAGAGTTGAGTCGAGCAGTTCGTGACTATTTGCCGAATGGTTCCTTTCAAGAAATTGAAACTGCCAAGAAGTCGATTCGCGAAAACAACTTCTTCTCTTGCGCAACTCTTGGTTATGAAAAGTATTTCTATGTCGGTCTGCCTTCTGATAACGTGAAGGATGAGGCTCTTCAAATTACTCAAGAAATGAACAAGAGTAAGATGGCGAAGGTGTTCTCGAATACGCTGACCAGCAAACGCACCAATCGCCTACTTTTAACTAAGTTGGCTGAAGAATTGGCGGTTGCGTAAGTTATTGATTCTATTAGAGTTTTTATGGTTGATATTTTCTATAGTTTAGGCGATAATATGTATATGGTAAACGAATGGAGTTTAATGTGAGAAAGTCGTTCTATAGTAGTATTGATTCGCAGATGAATTTTCTTGAGAAGATTCAGGCGCATTTCAACACAGAAACAATTACGCTGAAGGAACTCAATTCCTACTGCGATGACAAGAAGAACGGTGTGGAGAATTTTCCATACTTCATTCTTCGCGAGCGTAAGGTTGCGCGCAATACGTTCAACATCGTACCGAAGAGTGTTAAATCTGCGACCGCTGCCCCTGTAGTTGTTCGTGGCGAAGTTCCTGCTTCTGCTCCCGCGATGGTTGCGCAGGTTGTTCAACTTGCTTCGCGCCGAGCAGAGAACGTCACTGAGTCTTTTGTTCCTGAGAAGAACAAGACCTATGTACCGTTCGGCTTCTTCAACGATCTGAAGAGCATCATCAAGTCGCGGATTTTCTATCCGATCTACATCACTGGTCTGTCTGGTAACGGTAAGACCATGATGATTGAACAGGTCTGCGCCTCGCTCGGTCGTGAAATGATTCGCGTCAACATCACCAAGCGCACCGATGAGTCCGATCTTATTGGTTCTTATGAGTTGATTGACGGCAGTACCGTTCGCCGCGAAGGTCCTGTGATCACCGCAATGCGTCGTGGTGCTGTTCTTCTTCTTGATGAATGCGATCTCGGCACCGAAGACATCCTCTGCCTTCAGCCGATTCTCGAAGGCAAGCCATACTTCGACAAGAAGACTGGTGAGGTTGTCCACCCTGCTGCTGGCTTTACCGTTATCGCTACGGCAAACACCAAGGGTAAGGGCAGCGATGATGGTCGATTCATCGGCACCAATCTGCTGAACGAAGCATTCCTTGAGCGTTTCGCTGTGACGGTTGAGCAAGAGTATCCTCCTGCTGCGACTGAGCGCAAGATTCTTGAAAAGAATTTTGCTGAGTTGGGTCTGACCGATGCGGTGTTCATCGAGCGATTGATCACGTGGGCTGAGGTCATCCGCAAGTCCTTCGCTGACGGTGCGGTTGATGAAGTCATCTCGACTCGTCGTCTTGTGCATATCAGCAAGGCATTCTCGATCTTCGGCAATCGTCTGAAGGCAATCGAAATGTGCTTGAACCGATTCGATACAGACACCAAGAATGCGTTCTTGGACTTGTACACGAAGGTTGACGCTGAGGCAACTGCTCCTGTTGCCCCAGTTGTATCTGATGAAGCCAAGATTGAGACCAGTCGAGATCCGAACAGTGATAATATGATTGTGAAAGTTTACAAAAATGGTCTGACCAATCAAGTAACATTTACTCCTGCTGATATTATAGAGCATGCAAATCAGGGTTTGACAATGGATCAGATTATTGATCGCGCTGCCAAGACTTTGATTGCTGTTCTTGATCGTGAAGCAGAGCAAGATGCTAACGATATCCCGTTCTAATGGAGGCTGATATGAATAAGCAAGAACAGGTTAATTATTTCTTGGATGAACTTCGTGACTCTGGTTCGACAAATATGTTTGGTGCTGCACCGTACATCGTTGAAGAGTTTGGTGTGACTCGAAAGGAAGCCAGAGATCTTTTGTTGAATTGGATGCAAACTGTTGAGGAGCGTCATCATGGGTCTTGATATGTTTTTGAATGCGACTCGGTATCTCTCGAATTACAAGGATGCTGACAAGCAAAAGAAAGAAGAAATGCTGAAGACGTTTCCTGAGTTGAAAGCCTATTTGGCGGAAGAAAATCCGATTAAAGAGGCGAAAGCCGAAGTTGGATACTGGCGAAAGGCAAATCAAATTCACGCATGGTTTGTTGAGAACATTCAAGAAGGCGAAGACGATTGTAAATCTTATTATGTCAGTAGAGAAAAATTGCAAGAACTCAAGAATCTTTGTCGACAAGTTTTGGAAGATAAATCTCTAGCGGATAAACTCTTGCCAACTCAGAGTGGTTTCTTCTTCGGTGGTACTGAATACGAAGAATATTATTTCGATGATCTTGAAAAAACAATAAGGATTATTGATAATGCTCTTGCGCTTCCTGAAGATTGGTCTTTTGAATATCAGTCGTCTTGGTAAGCAAGAGTTTACTTTTGCCGTTTGTTAGTATATAATAAATGGTATATCGCAAGGCAAGCCCCAATCTTGCGATATTATTGAAGGGGTATTTTTGTGAAGGTATATTATATGTCTAATGCTCTTAACTCGTTTGTCAGCTATCTCGTCGATGGCAATCAGGTGACCAGCCGCCAGGCTCGCACTTTGTTCAAGGTCGAGAACGTTGCTGACCTCGTCTATCGTGCTCGCAATGAGGGTATCTCTGTATACACCAATCGCATCACGAACAGCCGTGGTGAGAAGGTGTTTGCGTATCGCATTGGCAATCCTTCGGCTCAGTTCGAGAAGTATCTCGATCAGGGTCATGTTGCTCGCGCTCGCAAGACTCTCTACCGTGATGCTATCAGCGTCTCGATGAATGGCTAATTCATCTGAGTAAACCATTCTGGTTTCTGTGGGGGCAGTTCTTGCCCCCACAGTTTATTTGACAGAGACTAAATGCACATATATAATAGAACACAAGAAAGAGAGGTGTTCTCATGACTAAAGTTATAGTTGCAAGGCAAAAATTAGATTGTTCGCATTTGCTTGGACAATTTTTAGACGAATCACATTATGATGTTTTGGTCGAAGAAGACACTGACTGTTATCAAAAAGCAGACTGCGATCCTACATCGATGTCTAATTGCAATCAAGAAAATTGCGCTGACTGCACTCAAATTAAAACGAAAGATGAACGTAAAGTTGCATTTATTTTTCGTAAGAACTTTTTCACCAAGGAAGAACAAGAACAAGCCTATATCGGACTGCGTGAGGCTGCTACACAATCACAAAATCGCGGATTGGCGGCAGGACCAAAAGGTTCAACTTGTTTAGGTCGAGAATGGGTAAACGAAGTCCAACTTCGCGCTCTTGACTTTTTTAAGAAGCAAGAAGAAAATAGCGTAATTGAAATTGATGTACAAAAAGAAATTGATTCTATCAAAGAAAAATATTCTAATACTCAAAGCACTCGCGGCTTAGTTTGGTTGGCTGCTAAAGTCAAAGAAGATAATTTCAATTTTGATAATTGGTTGAAGGAAGTTGTAAATCTTTCTATAGCAGAAAGGAAACATGAAGCAAATGAAGTTTTTGAAACGTATATTTCAGACACAACCTACGCAAATCCTGTTTTTTCTGGAATTGCTGGCTGGTTTGATCGGTATCCTCGCATTCCTTATGGGCGCGCAACTTCTTATACACAGCATTCATTCGATAAATTTAAACTTTCTTTCCCGTTTCTTCAATCTCTAAACAAAGGATTCAAAGAACTTCTACCATGGCGATGGCAGAATCAAAAGAATGCTATTGATAAAATTGATCCAGCATTTGTTGTTCCTGGAACAGTGTTCACTACAATTACGGTGAACAAAACATTTAGAACAGCAGCACACTATGACGCAGGTGACTTCGCAGATGGTCTTTCAAACCTACTTGTACTTTCAAATAATGGCAACTATTCTGGTGGCTATTTGGTTTTCCCTGAGTACCGTATCGCGGTCAACGTAAGACCAGGCGATTTGCTTCTCGTGAACAATCATGAAATAATGCATGGAAATACACCGATTGTTTTGAATGATAATGAGGCTGAACGTATAAGTTTAGTTTGCTATTTGCGAGAAAAAATGCTAGAATTAGGGAGTAAGCAGTACGAAGATATTCGTTACCAGTTTGTAGAGTCTCGCCGCAAGAATCCAGAGCATCCTATGCAACGTCGTCTTTGGAATGGTATTTCAGAAGGTATGTGGGACTCTCAAGAATGGTACGATTATCTCGAGAAGCATGGTGGTAAGAAGATGGTTGAGAAATATCATCCTAAAGCATTTGAAAAAATTTCAACTCTTGAAGACCTTTTTGGGTAATATATGAAAATATTGACTGTCGTTCATGATTTCAATAACTTCGGTGGTATCATTTCTCATACTGAGCAATTGATTGCTGGCTTCAAAGACCTCGGACATGAAACTGGATTTGTCTATCTTCGTAGCACAAAAACTGGTGGTAAGTTCGCTGAAGATTCAGAATTAGAAGGATATGATATTGGTGTTGGAACTGGTATTCCTGTTCATCAGGGTAAAGGTTGGCGAGGTGAATACTTGTCGTTCATCAACGACAATGACGTCAACAAGTTTATAAATCTTGCTAATCAATATGATATTGTAATCTGGCAGTCTATCTTTGGATTCAAGTGTCAAGATTCAGAAGGTAAACAGTCTTGGCTTCGTATGTTCAAAGACGTAAAAGCGAAGCATGTTGTAATTGTTCATGATGGAAACCTGCGCAAGAACTATCCCTGGATTCATCATCTTCGTCCATATATCGCTGGTCTTGCTTGCGTTCATCCTAGCGCCTACAATCAGGCTGCTGCGATGCAGATTCCTCGCGCATTGATTCTGAATCCACAGGATATAACTCGTAAGCAAGGAACATCTTTTGATGAGAAAACTGACACAATCTTCTCGCTTCAGACGTTCAAACGATGGAAGCGTGTTGATGATCTTGTAGCAGCAGTGCCATATATCTACGGTCAAGTAATTATTGCTGGTGATGGAATTGAACGTGCTTACATGTCATCAAAGGATAAATGTAAGCCTGAATATTATTGTACACTAGATCGTGATCCTCAAGCATCTGAGAATAGAGTTGGTAAGCCGATCTGGCAAAATGCTCTAGACAAGGGTATGAAGTATATTGGATTTGTGTCAGAAAAGAAGCGTGATGAAATTTTGAGTCATAGTAAATTCCTATTAGATCCTTCTTGGTCTAAGACTTATGGTGAACACTTCAATCGCGTAGTTATTGATGCAATGCTAATGGGTGTTGTTCCGATTGCTCGCAATCTTGGCGTCTCTGATAATGAGAAAGGAGTCGGTCTACTCAAGCCAGGTAAGAACTACTTGATGATTCCTTGGGATGCAACACCTAAACAGTTTGGTGATCTTTGTAATAAGTTCTTGATGATGCAACCATTTGATTATGGTAAGATTGTTGCCAACAACTGGGAATTCGTAAAGCAATTTGATCGAAAGAAAATTGCATCAGAATATGTTGCTTTTGCTAACGAGATTTTGCCAAATACTGAAACAGGCAAATATGATGAATCTCTCAATGATACAGTTGATTCTGTTTGGGCTGATCACTTTAAATTTCCGCAAAGATTGAATGTTACAAGTACATTGGAAGATCTTTTCGGTTGACTATATAAAGAGTGGTTTGAATTTTATACTTTGGAGTTAATATGCAATTACAAATAAAGGTAGAAGATCTACGCAAAAAGAAATTGTTCGTGGCTACGCCTATGTATGGCGGTATGTCTCACGGAATGTTCGTCAAATCATGTTTAGACTTGCAGTCTGCTTGTACTCAGTATGGAGTTCAAGTTAGATTTTCATTCATTTTTAATGAGTCTCTGATTACTCGCGCAAGAAATTATCTTGTAGATGAATTTCTTCGTGCTGACGACTTTACCCATCTTTTATTCCTGGACGCTGATATTCACTTTGATCCTAGGGACGTTATTGCGCTATTGGCGTTGGATAAAGATGTCGTTGGGGCGCCATATCCTAAGAAGTCAATTAAGTGGAATTCAGTTAAAGATGCAGTTAAGAAAAATCCAGAAATCAGTTCAGCAGAACTAGAAAAAGTTGCTGGCGATTTTGTGTTTAATCCTGCTCCAGGAACTGAAAAATTCTCAGTAGCCGAGCCTATTGAAGTTCTAGAAATCGGAACTGGATACATGCTTATCAATCGCGAAGTCTTTTCGAAGATGCAGCAGGCATTTCCGATGATTCGCTATAAGCCAGACCACGTTGGACAGGCTAATTTTGATGGCTCACGTTATATCCATGCTTACTTTGACACTGTAATTGATTCTGCTGATTCTATCACAGGTGGTGGCTCAGATCGCTACTTGTCTGAAGATTACATGTTCTGTCAAATGTGGCGTAAGATTGGCGGTAAGATTTGGCTCTGCCCGTGGATGAAGACACATCATATTGGAACTTATGCATTTACTGGTGATATGCCAGCAGTTGCTAACTACGTCGGTTCACTCTAATACTGAGATTTTGTTATGATTATTGGACTTGTCGGTAATATCGGAAACGGTAAAGGTACAGTTGCAGACATTCTTGTTGATCGCCATTCTTTCATTAAAGAAAGTTTTGCCAACAGTGTGAAGGATGCCTGCGCTGCGATCTTCGGTTGGAATCGCAGTATGCTTGAAGGCGATACAGCGGGTTCTAGATCTTGGCGCGAGCAAGATGATCCATGGTGGTCTAGAAAACTTGGTCGTCCGTTCTCACCAAGACTGGCATTACAATTAATGGGCACAGAGGCAGGTCGTGGAGTATTTCACCCTGATCTCTGGGTTCATACAGTAATGCGTCGTTGCGATCGAGCGCCTCAGAATAATTATGTCATTGCTGATGTTCGTTTCCCAAATGAAATTCAAGCAATTCGAGACTCTGGTGGCAAAATCATTCGCGTCAAGCGTGGACCTGATCCTGAGTGGTATTCTTGCGCATTTACTCAAAACACTACTGATGAAAATGATCTATGGATGCTTCAAGATTCAGAAGAACTCATGGAGCAAAAGTATCCACACGTTCATATGAGCGAGTGGGCTTGGATCGGTTCACACTATGACGTAGTGCTAGACAATAATTGTGATTTAGATACTCTAAAAATTAGAGTTGATTCTGTGTTGGATTCGTTATATAATAATCGTGTTGAAGCAAATGAGGTTGTAAATTATGAAACTTTCTGATAATACTGTGCAAGTCTTGAAAAACTTTTCTGGCATCAACCAGAGCCTCTTGTTCAAGCAGGGCAATAAACTCCGCACCATTTCCCCATTGAGCACTATCTTTGTTGAGGCAACTGTTTCTGAGTCATTCCCCAAGGAGTTCGCTCTTTATGATCTGAACAAGTTGCTTGCTAAGATTTCTCTGTACAAGGATGCTGATCTTTCTTTTGAAGATGATCGCATCGGAATCATTGATTCTGGCAAGAAGAAGTCTGACAATATCAAGTATTGTTCTTCAAAGGTGATCAAGACTCCGCCTGAGAAGGCTATTGCGCTTGGTGATGCTGATTGCTCATTCTCTCTATCACAAGAAGATCTTGAGTGGATGAAGAAGTCGGCTGGCATTTCTGGTTCACCCAATTTCGTTTTTGAGAGCGATGGAACAACCATCAAATTCACCGCAACTGATGTAAAGGATGATTCGGCTGACCAGTCGACCATCGAAATTGGTGCTGGTGATGAAAAGACAACTTTCAAGGTTGTAATGAAGGTTGAGAATTTCAAGTTGATGGATGGTTCGTATGATGTTGAGATTGCGAAGAAAGGTCTTGCCAAGTTCAAGCATAAGGAAATTGACATCACCTACTTTATCGCTATCGAAGCCGCTAGTTCAACCTTCGGCGAAGTTGGAGAATAATTATGAAGATCGACAAGGCAAAGGTTCTCGGCTGTCTCCAAGAAATCTCAAACTCACTCACTCGCATCGAGTCAGAACGCGATCTAATCAAGGACATTCTACAGAAGATGCAAGATGAGCATGAGATCCCTAAGAAGTTGTCACGCAAGTTGGCAAAGACTTACCACAAGCGTAATTTTGACGAAGAAGTCGCTCAACAGAACGATTTTGTCGAAGTTTACGAAACGGTGGCTAAATAAGTCTATTGGGGTGCTCTTTCATAGAGACGGCACAATCCGCCAGACTGCTCGCCGTGGGAGTTCACCTTCTCCACCCCATCTTCTTTTGAGGTTTTGTTATGAATGATGAATTGAGACTATTGATCTGTGTGATCGTATTCTTTGCGTTTACAATCGCGAACGCATATTTCTTTTGGCTTCCGCAGTCAGC